CCTTACAGCTACTCCAAGAAATTGCACGCAGACGGCGAGCCGCTCGAGTTGTCGTCTATCCAGGCTTATTATAACCGAGTGGCGGACGTAGGCACGAAGTCGGTAGCTACTGAGATTGACAACGATCCACCTGAGGATGCTGGGCCAATCGGTCAAGGGCTTACAGCGGAGATTGTGCAGACTCGGATTAGTGGTCTTGCTAGGCGTCAATTGCCACTCAATACAGCGGCATTGACAGCGGCGATTGACCTTGGCAAGTATCGATGCCATTGGGTAGTTACTGCATGGTGGCAAGGTGCCGGGGGCGTTGTCGTCGATTATGGCGTTGCCGAGGTCTACAACACAGATCGAACTATGGACAACGAAGCATCGGAACCGGCGATCTATTCCGCTTTGCTAAACTATCGAGATGAGTTACTGCAAAAGCAGTTTGTTGATGCGGCTGGCAATCGGCATCAAGTGCAGTTTTGCATGGTCGATTCAGGCACGTTTACAAATGCTGCCTATCAATTCGTCAAGCAGGTTGGCGGCATCTTCCACGTCTCAAAGGGTATCAATCCGTATGCTCCAAAGAAACAAAGCAACGCAACTACGCTAGCAGGTGCCAATCTTCACGCCGTCAAACTTGCATCGGCTGGAGTATGGTTATACGAACTTGATACCAACTACTGGAAGCAGTTTGTTCATGAGCGATTCTTAACGCCAACCTTCGACGATAACAACATGCTGCGGCGTGGTTCAATGTCGCTCTTTACTCTCGATGGAAATCAGAAGCACGGAAGCTACTCGCAACATATCGCAGCGGAGGAATTAGTTAGCGAATTCAAAGAGGGCAAAGGGTCGAAAACCTACTGGAGCGTTAAGAACGAAAACAATCACTGGCTAGACGCTACCTACATGGCAGCGGCGGCGGGTGAGGCTTGCGGCGTTAAGCTGATTGCCCCTTCTGAAATCGCAGTTGAGGCAAGACAAGTCCAGCAACAGAATCAGCAGCAGCAAAAGAAGCCGGTTGAAAAAGCGTACCAACACGGCACGCGATTTCGTCGGCGTGAAGGTGGATGGATTCCTAAGAGGAGAAGCTAGAAGATGGCAAGGAAAAAGCATGAGAAACTACAGAACCAAGCATCCGAGAATCAGGTTTCTTTTGTGGAGCCGAAATTGCTGGATATAGAGGAAAGACCACCAGAGCCGCGTCGATTTACTCCGAAAGATTGTGCGATGTGCGAAACTCATCGACCAAGGGGCGAAAGTTACTCTCGGGTATACTCCACTCAAGGAAAGATCCGGTACTGCAAGTGCGGTTTTTGTGGTCATACATGGAGCCAAGAAGGTAAATAAAAACTGTCGGCTTTAACATAGCTGTGTTAAGTGCAACTATGTTGCATTGTCGATGCGTGCGAAACTTTGGGGCATGGCATCAACAGTTAGCCTACTCGCACAAGTCGAAGCAGCAATCGAAGCCCTCCTAACAGGTGGGGCGTCGTCTTATTCCATTGGTTCGCGGTCGGTTACTAAACTTGACCTCGGCGAACTCATGCAGCAACGCAAAGAGCTGCTTCGTCAAGTGCAACGCGAAACTAGCGGCGGTGTTTCTCTCGGCAGATTGACGAGGCACCGCAGATGATTACACGTCTTATTGATAGCGTAGTTTCAGCGGTTAGCCAGGTAGCGGCATTGCGTCGAATGCAAGCCCGTCGCGTATTGCGATCCTACCAAGGTGCGGAACCTTCCCGGGTGTCATCGAATCGCAATCCAAAGAACCAGCCCGCCGACATGGAGCTAACTGGCCCATTCGGAGCGGATCGCATGCGAGCATGGGCACGCGAGCTAGTTCGCAACAATGCTTACGCCTGGGGTGTTGTTGATACCATCGTCTCAAGTGTCGTCGGTTGCGGCATCCAAGCTCAAAGCGTATTCGAGACGCCGGAAGGCGATGACGTTGAAGACGTGAACGATCAACGCGATAAGGTTTGGGCTGAGTGGTCGGAAGTCTGCGACATCAACGGGCAGTTTACGCTTGAGGAAATCCAGAGCATCGCACAGCGTGAAATGGTTGAGGCTGGCGAAGTTCTCATTCGCGTACTAAAGCTACCACGCAACGAGTATCGCGGCATTTATCGACCTGTGCCGCTAGCCTTGGAAATCATCGAAGCGGATAGGTTAGCCGGTGATAAAGACACCTACGCAGCAAGGTTGAGCAACGACAACGGGAATCGAATCATTCGCGGCGTTGAGATCGATGATCTAGGCAAGCCGGTTGCGTACTGGATTTACAAGGATCATCCGCTACAGCCCTACGCATTCACTCGCACACCTGAGAGAGTTCCGGCTAGTGAGGTTTTGCATCTGTTCCGACGTGAGCGTGTGGGGCAATCGCGGGGTGTTTCATGGTTTGCACCGGCGTTAAGCTGGTTGCGTGACCTTGGGACGTATGTTGACAACGAATTGCAAGCATCGGCGGTTGCATCTTGTTTTACGATGGCAATCAAGACCGATACGCCAATGGGCGACTTAGTCGATCCTGACGGAAGGCCATCAACCACCAGCGAAGGCAACCGGGAGCGAATGCTAGAGCCTGGGATGATTATGGAGCTAGCCCCTGGGGAGGATGTTGTTGGCATCAATCCAGGGCGTCCCAACACCGGTGCGGATTCTTGGATCAAACTTATCCTTCGCGGAATCGCGGTTGGGACAGGGCTAAGTTATGAGACTGTAGCCCGTGACTACTCGCAGACTTCCTATTCCTCAAGCCGCACTAGCCAACTCGAAGATCGACGCCGCTTTCGTTGTTGGCAACAGTATCTAATCAGGCACTTCCTGCAGCCTGTTTGGGATGAGTTTTTTACCTCGGCGGCATTGAGTGGGGTCGATGGTTTCCCGACGTCAGCGGAACTCTTAGCAGACCGTCGCGGAGTTTCGCCGGTTGAATGGCAAACGCCAGAATGGGAATGGGTTGATCCTCAGAGCGAACAGCAAGCAAGTGAATCGGCTTTGAATAGCTTCACCGATACCTACGCAAATGTGCTAGGGGCTAGGGGCTTGTCTTATCGATCAGTTTTCTACCAACGGGCGAAAGAAAATCGCTTGATGGAGAAGCTAGGACTTCAAACAAACGAACAGAAGCAACTAGCAATTTCAGCGGCACAGACTCCAACGCAAGAGCCGCAAGCGGTTGAAGAATTGCAAAGCGAGGTGCCTAGTGCCTAGTCTCGCAGAAATCAACGCAGACCGCCGCAAGCGACTTGGTGAAGCTATAGAGCGGGCCAAGTATGACGACATTGACTTCACGCCGCCGCAAGGGGCCAGGGCAGAAGCCCGCAAGGGCCTTGAGTGGAGACGCGAATTTAATCGAGGTGGTACGGCAGTAGGTTGGGCTAGAGCTAGGGACATTGCCAACGGTGAGCAACTCAGCCCAGAGACTATTGGCCGAATGAATAGCTACTTCGCTCGGCATGAAGTTGACAAGAGCGGCGAGGGATGGAGTCCAGGTGAAAAGGGCTTTCCTAGCAATGGCCGAATCGCTTGGGCTTTATGGGGTGGAGATGCGGGCAAGGCTTGGGCCGGAAAGGTTGCAAGGCAAATGGAATCAAGAGACAAGGCTGAACGAATGGCACCGAAGCACATTCAACGCCAATTCGGAGCGGTCAAGGATGGTAAGGCTGTAGTAGCCACTGAGACGCCGGTAATGGTCTATGACGAAATGCGGCGTCAATGGGTTGCTCAAGTGCTATTGATGGACGGCGTACGATTCCGGCAATCTCGCAATCAGTTGCCTATCGTCGATTCACACAACGATAAGACCGTGCGAAATGTATTCGGAAGCGTTCGCGGTCTAGCTATCGAGGGCGATCAGCTAGTCGGAGTTGCTGAGTTCGCAAGCGATGAAGAGTCGCAAAAGATCAAGACGCGGTACGACGAGGGGCACCTAAATGACTTCTCAATTGATGCCCAGATCATCTCAAGAAAATACGTCCCTGAGGGGCAATCATACACGACGCCGAGCGGCGTAGTCATTGCGGGGCCAGCGGAAATTGTAACCGAATGGGAGCCGCATAACGCTTCGATCTGTGCAACGGGTGCAGATCCGAATTCCACTGTAAGACGGTCATACGACCGGGAAGGGGTATCGAGAATGGACGAGGCACTACAAGCCGCAGTTCAAAAGCTCGGCGTACCGGAAGGTATGACCGATCCGATTTCAATCATCACCTTTTTGGCTGGCAAGGCATCGAGCGAAGTTGAATCGCCTGAGATGCCAGAGGTCGAAAGCATGATGAGCGAAGACAAGAAGCCGGAAGGCGAAACCATGCGGGCAGAGGGTGAAGCAGCACCCGCCGACATGGAAGAAAAAGTACAAGCGGAAGTTGCTCGGCAGTTGCAAGCCGACAAGCTCCGCCGTTCGACGATTATCAATGACGTGAAGCTTGCGAAGTTGGAGCGATCTTTCGCAGATTCACTCATTGAGGAAGATGTTTCTATCGAAATCGCTCGGGAAAGGATCATTCGAAAGATGGCTCAACAACCACTAGGGGGAGCCGTCGAAGGCTCCAATATCTCGATCACCGCAAGTGAGCAAGATAAGTTCATCGAAGCAGCGGGAGCCGGATTGGTTCAGCGTTGCTTCCGTGGAGGAGGTGTAAAGCGTTCGCAAGCTCCG